TGTCCCATCGGAAAATGGTAAAGGCACGCATGACACTTGAAGATGGAACGACACCGGGAGCGATGCGCCACGGCAGCATCATCATCAACGCGCTCATCGCACGCGGCTGCCGCATCGTGCCCGACCCGCTGAACAGGATACCCGCAGAGTTCGAGCAGTTCGTGCTGTGCATCGAGGAGCAGGACGTGCCACGCCTAAAGACACGGAAAAAGGATGCCACGCTTCTCTGAGATACTGACCCTTGCCGAGACCCTCGCCGTCCAGCGCCAGGAGTACGAGGTGGCCGACGCCATCATGGCCGAGGAACCTTTGCGCTACGGCATCGTACGCAAGCTCACCAGACAGCAGCAGGAGACCTACGACAAGGTCCTCAACATGGCCTTCGCCAAGCTGCTCACCAAGGAATACGCCGGACCCATCAAGAAGGTAAAGCCATGAAGAGCTGGAGAGAACAAGCCGTGGACGCCGGGGCCAGCATCACGGTCGAGGCCATGTACGTCACCGTCTACCACCCGGCCACCAAGAAGATGGTCAAGGACGTGGTGAGCATGGGCGGCATCGGGGACACCGTCGAGGCATGCTGCAAGGAGCTGGTCAAGCACATATCTGATAACGACAAATGATGCTGGCAAAAATCACAAAGCTCAAGGGCAACCCTTCCAACCCCAGGGTGCTGCGCGACGACAAGTTCTTGAAGCTGAAGGCCAGCATCGAGGCGTTCCCCGACATGCTCCAGAAGCGGCCCATCGTGGCCGTGACGGACAAGGACGGCAAGCTGATGGTGCTGGGTGGTAACATGCGGCTGAAGGCCTGTGCGGACCTTGGCATGAAGGAAGTGCCGGTGATCTTGGCCGACGAATGGACCGAGGAGCAAAGGCGGGAGTTCATCATCAAGGACAACGTGGGATTCGGGGAATGGGACTGGGATCAACTGGCGAACGAGTGGAAGGCTGAAGACCTTAACTCGTGGGGCTTGGATGTGCCATCTTTCGCAACGCCGCCCGACTACTCCATCTTGGACGACGAGGATGTGCAGGGCCAGCTTGACGAAATGCGGGATGGTGTGAAGAAGGCTATCCAAATTGAGTTCGAGGCAGAACACTACGAAGAGGCTTACCAGCTTGTCAAGCACTTCCGAGATTCAGGTGGATACGTTGGGGGCATGATCATGGAGTTCCTGAAGGCAGAGAAAGCGAAGGGATGAAATGCCTTGTGTTCATACCGTCAAAGGGCAGGCCCGAAAACGTAAAGAAGTTCGTGCTGCCATTTATGGGCAGGCTTAAACTGGATTACAAGATATTTGTAGAGCCACAGGACGCAGCGAAATACCCCTTTGCTAACGTCGAGGTTATTGACGCAAACGACAAAGGTTTGGGATACGCCACGTCTTACGCAAAGGCATACGCAAAGCGGCATTTCTACGACCTTGTCTTTAAGATAGACGATGACGTCAAGGGCATCGGGGCAATAGAAAATGACATTCACAAAGTGATTGACGCTTTCAAGATTGACAAGTTAGGTGCGGTAGTGTTCCCTTACAGCTTTGAGTTCTACTCTAAAAGCACCAAGCTGTTTACAAGGGCAAACAAAAGGGTGCAAACGTGTTACATTATGAGGGAAAGGCTTTTTAGGCCGTCTCCAGAGGTTAGCACATTTGAAGACTTTTATCAATATCTGCTATTGAGAAACGATGGATATGAGACGCTCCTTTGTTCAAGGCACTTGATAGAATGCGCTCCCGTTGGCTCTGGAAGCGGTGGGCTGCAAGTGTTCGACCGTCAGGCAATGGCAAAGAAAGAGATAGCCATATTCAAGGCCATAGACCCTACTATTGACATCATCACAAAGCCGAACAAGCCGTGGAAGTACGAGCCTAAGTTCACAGACAAGAAATACAAAAGCAGGCCAATATGAAACGCATCGATCTACAGCCCCAGCAACACAGCGTCAAGATAGGGGACCAATGCCCATACATTGAGCCGAACGTCACGGAAGACAGCCTGCTCTACGCAGACGGCAAGCTGATAGGCTTCTACTTGAAACAGATGCCTGAGAAGATGTGCAAGCTGGCAGACTTGGCAAATGCGGAGTTCAGGAGTGCGAAAGTCCCAAAATCATCAATGGACAGAAAGAGTGCAGATGGATTTGATGAAGCGAAAGGCGTTTACAAATACAAGGTGATTACCCAGTTGTCTGTCATATTAGGGAGCGTGCCACCGAAACCACATATGCGAAGGCCTTATCCTTCAATGAGCAGCGTACATTCTGTAAAATCAGCGCAGAAGTTCGTCAAAGCGATGCTATTACTGGCAAAGGAAAGCGAGGCATTGATAGCTGAGATGATGCCAGAGCAATACCAGCAACAAGCGGAGGCTTTCAAAGCAGTTCCCGACAAATGGAAGTTCGGAAGCCTGTTTACCAGCAGCATTAGCAACTATAATATCAGCGCACCATTCCACAGAGACAACGGAAACATACTAAACACGGTGAACGTAATCATCTGCAAAAGGCTCAACTCAAAAGGTGGTGACCTGCACGTTCCTGACTACGGGGCCACCATCGGGCAGGTGGACAATTCGGTCCTCGTTTACCCGGCGTGGCGCAATGTCCACGGGGTTACGCCAATCATCCCAACGCATGAGGGAGGCTATCGTAATAGCCTGGTATTCTACCCGCTAAAGGCGTTCGTCGGTCTTTGATAAACAAAGAAGTAACAAAGGATGGCACGCCGAGGAGGAACACCCGAGAATCTGATCCCTGCACGCAAGGGAGAACCGTCGCGTAATCCCCACGGAAGGCCCAAGAAGCTGCCCGAGCTGGACAAGCTGCTCGCCGATGTACTGGGCGAGGAGAAGGACGGCATCACCGCAGCAGACGCCATCCTTCGGAAGCTGAGAGCGATGGCGGCATCCGGCAACATCCGCGCCATCGAGCTGCTGCTGGACCGAGCATACGGCAAGGCCCGGCAGACCGTCGACATGGAGGTAACGCAACGAATGACCATCATTGATGACATCGCACCTATCAACGCAGCTCTCGCCCAAGCAACGCCAAGCATGGGGCCTGCTGAAGGGTAGCGCGACCGAGGTGCTGTACGGCGGAGCGGCGGGGGGCGGCAAGTCCTTCCTCGGTGTCTTCTGGTTGCTGTACATGTGCGAGCGGTACCAAGGGTCACGGTGGCTCATGGGGAGGGCCGTGGCTAAGACCTTGAAGGAAACCACGCTCAACAGCTTCTTCGATGTCTGTTCTATCCTCGGCCACAAGGCCGGCAGGGACTACGTGTACAATCAGCAGACCGGCCAGATACAGGTAGGCCAGTCCACCATCATCCTCAAGGACCTGTTCGCCTACCCGTCGGACCCCAACTTCGACGACCTCGGCAGTCTCGAGATCACCGGCGCCTTCATCGACGAGGCCAACCAGGTCTCCGCCAAGGCCAAGGCCATCGTCGGCAGCCGCATCAGGTACAAGTTAGACGAGTTCGGACTGACGCCTAAGATGCTGCTGACGTGCAACCCAGCCCGCAACTGGGTGTTCACCGACTTCTATGACCCGTGGCGCAAGGGCAGCCTCCCCACGCACCGGGCATTCATCCCGGCGCTGGTGACGGACAACAGCCACATCAGCCCGCACTACATCGACAACCTCAAGCGCCTCGCTGGTCCCGACCGTGAGCGCCTGCTGCTCGGCAACTGGGACTACGACAACGACCCGTCCGCCCTCATGGACGCCGACGCCATCATGGACCTGTTCACCGCCGACCATGTGCCCGAGGGCAAGATGTGCATCACCGCCGACATCGCACGCTATGGCAGCGACCGGACGGTCATCATGCTGTGGTCTGGGCTGCGCATCGTCAGCGTCACGGTGATGGACCGCAACGCCATCACCGAGGCCGCTGCCGCCATCCGCCAGCTTGCCGAGCAGGAGGGCGTCGCACGGTCGCGCATCGTGGTGGACGACGACGGCATCGGCGGCGGCGTGGTGGACCTGCTCCCCGGCTGCGTCGCCTTCAAGGGTGGTGGCAAGGTCATCGGCAAGGGCGAGTACATGAACCTCAAGGCGCAGTGCAGCTACGAGCTGGCTGCGCACGTCAATGATGGCATGGTGGCGTGGGAGCCTGACGGGTGGCACGACGAGGTCAGCACCGAGCTGCGATGGGTCAAGCGGGACAAGGTGGATAGCGACGGCAAGCTGCGCATCCTCGGCAAGGACAAGGTCAAGGAGGGTCTGGGGCGTTCGCCGGACTTCGCCGATGCGATGATGATGAGGATGGTGCTTGAGCTGCGTGGTGATGTGGTCGGCTCGGACTACCTTCGCGGCAAGGGGCAGCGGCACCGCCGGAGCGAGTTTGCCAACGACTTGAAAAAGCGATGGAACATTTGATACACCACGGGGACTGTCTGGAAGTGCTGCGAGGCATGCCCGACAACAGCGTGGACGCGGTGGTGACCGACCCGCCTTACGGCCTGTCGTTCATGGGCAAGAAGTGGGACTATGATGTGCCCAGCGTTGAGGTTTGGGAGGAGTGCTTGCGGGTGTTGAAGCCGGGCGGGCACCTGCTGGCGTTCGCTGGGACGCGGACGCAGCACCGCATGGCGGTACGGATTGAGGACGCAGGCTTTGAGATCCGGGACATGATCGCGTGGGTCTACGGGTCGGGGTTCCCGAAGTCGCACAACGTGGCAATCGGCATCGACAAGATGAACGGCGCACCGGCCAGAGGCAAGGCGCTGGTGGTGGCTGGCCGTGGGGAGCGTGAAGACCTGCAAGGCAAGGACGCCAACCCAAGGCCGCAGGATCTTGAATCCTACGCGCCATCCACCGAAGCCGCTCAGCAGTGGCAAGGCTGGGGCACCGCTCTAAAGCCCGCGCTGGAGCCGATCACCATGGCCCGCAAGCCGCTGGAGGGCACCGTGGCCGCGAACGTGCTGGCGCATGGCACCGGGGGGATCAATGTGGATGGGTGCAGGGTGAACGCTGACGGTGAAATCGTCGAACAAAGCGGAAAAACAGTAGACATAGATCGTGGTAAATGTGCGGAAGGGTACGACAGGCCGAATGCTACCATGTTTAGAACAGGAAAGCCAGCCGAAAGGGGCGGGCCTTCAAACTCTCAAGGCCGCTGGCCCGCGAACCTGATCCACGACGGCAGCGACGAGGTGGTGGGGTTGTTTCCGCAGGCAGCAGCAAGGAACGGCGGCAACACTGGAACCGATTCCGGCGGCGTTTACAGCGGCACCTTGGGCCAGACAACGACACAACAGTTCCGCGACACCGGCTCCGCCTCCCGCTTCTTCTACTGCGCCAAGGCAAGCAAGGCCGATCGGGATGAGGGGCTGAAAACACCGCCGCAGCCTTTCGTGCAGTTCCAGACGGCTAACGGCACCAGCGGCAAGGCTTCTAGCCTGAGCGAAGGCCGGAACACCGAATACCGCAACACGCATCCCACCGTTAAGCCTACCGACCTCATGCGTTACCTCTGCCGCCTCGTCACGCCACCGGGCGGCGTGGTTCTCGACCCGTTCACCGGCTCCGGCTCCACAGGCAAAGCCGCCAAGCTCGAAGGGTTCTCCTTCATCGGCATCGAGCGTGAAGCTGAATATGTCGCCATCGCACAGGCCCGCATCAATTCCGCCAAGCCTCATCAACCTGATCTATTCTCATGAGCAAGTTCATCACACTCCATGAGCCGGACGGCTCCAGCCACGACTACCGGATCATGCCGTTCGAGGACCTGACCATCGCCGACTGGTACGACATCACCAACCCGCCCATCGCGCCCGACGATGCCGACGCCAGCTACGAGCTGATCCGGCGGTGGGTGCGCATCCCCAAGGCCAAGCTCCGGCGCATGAAGCCCGCCGACGTGGAGGCGCTGATGACCGCGCTGGGCACCATGCTGGGGCAGGCCACCAAGGCACGGATGGATGCGTGGACGCCCGAGGCCACCTTCACCTGGGGCGGCATCACCTACACCGTGCCACAGAACATCGAGGCCGACACCACCTTCGGCCAGTGGGCGGACATCAACGCACGGCTCGAGACGCTCACCAGCG